ACCAAAGCATCGGCCACAAGCAAGTCGCAAATCGGGTCTGCTATCATCTCAGTCTCAATCCTGCCCAGAACTTTGCGAACTTCCGCATGCAGTTCAGCAGCGCAGGCCGCATGAATGCCCGCTTCGGATATCGCCGCCCGCTGAACTCAGCCCAGTCGCCTGGATTATCGGGCTGTTCGTGTACCGCGCCGTAGGCTACTGTCGGCCCGACGATGACAGACGAGAAAGCACGCGCGGTTTGGATGCTGGAACGCAACTCGCCGCTCTGCGTGTGCGGCGGCGTACCCGGTGCCGATGGGGTGCCGCGTTTCTGGCCTACGCCCGTTCGTCCGCCACGGTTCATCAGCTTCTTGGCTTCTCGCTCGACAAGGAATCCCGCCTTCATCTCAGGCTCAGTACTTGCGCGCTCTACTGCGTTTGCCACGCGCCTTGCGTCTATCTTGACGCCAGCTATCTTGAATGTCGGCTGTATCACTAAACTGAACCGCTCCCCGTGCATGGCGTATCGTCTGGGAATATCGGCTTGTTGATGCGCTCGACTGCCGCCTTGTTCATCGGCGCACCGATATTGCCGATAATTCCCGTCACCTTGTAGCATCCGCTGTCCGCCACAATCACATCATCGGGCTTCACATCTTCGCCGCTCCGATACGTCAACTCAAACTCGTTGGAATGCACCATGATTGCGCCCCATAGCACGGTAGCGGTTCCATAGCTGTTGATGTACCCGTGCCGCCCGTCGCTTACCTTCGTCGGCCTGTACTTGTTCAGCAGCGCAAATCGCATATCAGATTCCTATGATTCGATACGGGTCAAGCAGCCGAGAAATGTCGGACGCCATCAGCGTTGTCCACGCGATGTTCCAGCCTGCGGTTGATTCCATCTGTACCCCGCCACGGTTATCGTAAATGCGCCGCACCATCTCCATGATAGCGCCCTGAATCGGGTACGGAATCACCAGCGTTTCGCCGTCGCATGGATGTATCCACATCGGCTCGCAACAAATCGGTTCAGCGCATTCGCCCCACAGCCTATGCCCGCTCCCCGAAGCCGAACCGCCGTAGCACCACGGTAGCGGCCAGTTAGCGTACTCGCTATTTTCAACAATCCAATCGTACCACGCTTCAAAGGCTGTCCCGTGATAGGCCGATAGCCATAGCTGAATCGGGCCGCTCGATAGCAGGATGGTCGCCGGTGCAGCAACCTCTGTCCATGCGTCAGTGTTCCATCGCTTTCCGTACACCCAGAACCGGCCACCGCTCCGGCGCAACCGCAAGTAGAAATCTTCCAGCGTCACCGTCGCGCTCGTGCTGGAATACTCGGTATCCTCTACCTCGTCTACGCGCTCCCATGAGAATACGCCCGCTGCATTCCCGAACCGCGCAGAGACACCGTTGTAATCATCGTTCTTGGCTACAAGATTCACGCCTGAACTCGCGGCCAATGCGCCCCCCGGCAGCTTCACATGTACGCGCACATCAAAGTCGCCCGTAATCCGCTGATAGATTCCTGACAGGCTCGCCAAATCAGATCCGCCCGAATCAATGACCATCGCGCCAGGATGTTCCGTCTCAGATACCGTGCCATCGCTCGACCACTTGGACGCAATCTCCTCGTTGTTGAAGAAGTCGCTGATGTCGTCACTGTCGCAATCGTCGGTAAACTTCGCGTCACAAAAGTTCTCTACAAAGGCCATGGCCGCACGAATCATCGTTGTGATAATCGTATCATCGCTCGTGTGCGTGACCTTCAGGTATTGCTTGCAGTCGGTTAGCGATACCGCGAGCGTTCTGTTTTCATACGTGGTCTTTGCCATGTCACTTATTATCCTGTAGCTTGTCGAGCCTTGCGTTCAGGCATGTCTCAGGCGTACACGACTTGCCGCGCCGATACGTCCTGCAATCGCGCCATGTCAAGCCCTCTGCGCCACCGTGTCCGGTATTCCCCAGCTTGCATTCATAGACGGGTAACTGTACGTCCGGCTGCCCCCTGCAACACTTGACCCGTCGCGTTCCAGCCGCGCCAGGCAGTCGCTCACCTCGATGTTCACACGCCACTAATTGTCCAGCCATGTTAGAACCACCCTCTTATCAGTGCCACATATAAGAATCCGATTGCTGGCACAATCAGGCTGTAACCTGCAATCAGCAGTGCCTTGACAAATGATGTTCTACGCGCCTCGCCTCGGCATCGAGATTCAATCGTTGTGACAAACGTATCGAACTTGCCTGTCAACGCCTTGACATCGCCGCTGATATCGTTCAGCGTGGCATCCCTGAATCCGTTTTCATATGTCTTTGCCATGTTGTTTACCCGTTCTCTGTTAGTCCCTTGTCGGTATGCTCGTACCATTCCAAGTGTACGTGGATTTTATTGGATGCAGCGCGTGATACGGCCGAAAATGCGTAGATTGTATTCGGCTTCAGTACCCACTCGTTCGTGCCGCGAGATTCGCCGCCGATTTTCTTCCCGTCGCCAAAGACCGCGTGTTCCAGCACCTCTCCGTATGCGCTCCCGCTCCCCATGTCTGCATTGAGCGTCATTCGGTTGGCGGCGTCGGGGTTCGCGCTTGTATCAAGCACCCCGCTCGTGTTGCCGGAATTCCTGTTACGGTTATAGACCAGCCTTGGCGTTCCGGTGTTATCGGTAATCGTCATACCTTCGTACAGTGTGAATTCGGCCTCGCCGCTTGCTGCCATCTCAGACAGCATATGAATCCACTTCGTTGTACTTGGCGTCTTGAATGAGATGACGATGCGCTCTTTATCGGCCACATCCTCATCCGCGTGGAATACGTGATAGGAATCCCCGGCATGGATTTCGTGGTGTTCGTATTGAATCGTCTCCACGGCCCGCGTTGACTTGTCTATCGCCGCAAGCCTGTTCACATTGCTTCCGCTAACTTTCCCTCGCATCGCTGCTCCCCTGCGGCTTTGGGGCCAGGTTTTACCCCGGCCCCTCGGCCTATCCTACAAAGTCAATTACGTGGCGCAGCAACAGCTACCGCCAGCACAACCGACCAACTGCGCGAATGCACGCGGCTGAACAACTTCGCCGCCGACAATCGTGTAAACCTTGAACGCAGTGCTGTTCCTGCGGAACATCTCTCCGGCCACGTCCGAACGCGCCAGAACGACATCCTGCTCAACGGCCAGTACGTACTCGCTGAACTGACCGAACAGCACGTCACCGTCCGTACCCACTGCGGGCAGGCGGTGCGTGGTGTAAACCGGATGACCCAGTGCGGTGTCACCGTCGAAACAGTACACGTTGCACTCGCAGTCCGTGCCGCCGAAACGATCCTTCATCAGTTCCTTCGCGGCGTTATCCTGCATGACGTAGATTCCGCCCGGCCTGTGCTGGCGCCGTAACGCGAACAGCAGTTCAACCAGGTCTTCGCACTGCACGTCTGAGTTGCACTTGCGGTGTACCTGGTGGATGTCAGCGACATCAATGATGCCGTCAGGCTCCCCAACCGCCGTACCCGCCAAAATCGCCGTCTCGATGGTGTGCTTCACGGCCTCGCGGAACTTGGTCGCCAGAATCGTCTCGATGGGAACCCTCGACCGCTTCAACGCGCGATCCGTGATCTCGGTGTAGGCGCACAACTCGTAGCAGTCGATGTCAACTGAATCGAACTTGATCTGAGTTGCGGGCTTGTTATCGCCCTCGCACGTCAGCCACGTTGCAACGACCTGGCCGTATTCCAAAGCGTCAGTGCTGCTGACACGCACCCAGTTCGCCGTACCGCTCTCAGCCGGGACCATCGTCACCTTGCTGAGAATGTCAGTCGGCTCGCCAGGAAGGTCGAGCAGTCTGCGCTTGTACTCGGTCCAGATTGCAGCCGCCGTCATGTCCGTATTCTGCGAAGCATACGGCATGGTGCTGTAATCCCCCGTCCCTGAACAGGACGCCTTACCCTGGAGCTTGTCCATAAAGTCCTTGGCTACGTTGAGCCTGCCCATGAGCGACGGGCCAAGAATGAGTTCTGCGGCACGCGGCGGCAGTTTGATGCCAACTTCTCCGCCACCCTTGCCCTCGATTACCTGGCGAAACTTATCCGGGTAACTCTTGGTGCTCTTGCCTTCAGAGATATAATCGGCCACGGCCTGCATGTGCAACCGCTCGTCCCGATTATCGTTCTGCGCCCGCGCAAAGTCCGTGAGGTCTTTGCCGTGGACCGCAGATCTGGAAAGCGCGGAAATCTCGCTTACCACTTCATCGCGCAGCATCTTTTCCTTGTCTCTGATACGACCCTTGATCGCATCGACCTTGGACTTGATGCCCTCGAAGTAGGACGACTTTTTCTCCAACTCATCCTTCAGAATCTTGAGCCGGGTTTCGTCCTTGTCCGTGTCAATCTTTCCCTGCAAGAGGTCCATTTCGGCAATCGTCGCCTTGGCCTCTGTCTGCAAGGAGTCAAGCTCCGTTCTGTCCATCGTGCTGTCAGTAATTTCCATCGTTCTTTCCTTTTGTTGTTGCGTCTTGCAGCGGTGTTTCTTACACGCCTGCCAAGATGCTCTCCAAATCCTCGTGATACTTCTTGACCTGTTCGGCTTCGGGTGTGGCGTCGGTATCCTGTGCGGAGTTCTCCGCGTGGGTGTCCGTGTCTTCCGCTTTGCCTTCCGGTTCGAGAATGTCCATACGTTCGGCCACAAGTTGGTTCAACTCGGTGGTCTTTGCCTCTATTGCGTCTCGGTTCGCTTGCAGCTTCGCCTTGGCGGAGTCGTCCGCGCTATCGGGGATCGGCTGTTCAAGCGCCGCCTCAGATTTCGCGCCTGTAATCAGGCACAGTTCGTTGATCGGGATCGTGGTCGTGGTCACTTCGTACAGCGCCAGTTCCTTGAGTTCGCGTATCGCCTTGCCCTCAAGTTCGATCATGTCTGAATCTTTGGTCACAAAGCCGACGGAGTAGTGCCCGATATGCCCGTCGATAATGTTCTGTCGAATCTCCTGCGCTGTACGGGTTCGGCTCAGGACTGAATGCGTCCACAGCCCGTACTCATCTTCCTTCGCCTCGGTCACGGTGCCGATGACTTCGCGCGCACCGCCCCCGTCGCGGAGGTGGACGGCCATCAGCTTCACCTTGCCCTGCGGCACACGCTGGCCGATGGTCTTCTTGAATGCGCCGGGCCGAATCACGTCGCCTATGGAATCAATGTTATTGAATACGGCGGCGTACCCCTCGACCCAACCCGGTTCGAGCTGCGCGACCTTGCCCTCAAGAATAGGCGCAGCGGTCATCTTGGACATCGGGCAGTCTTTTTCAACGCGCTCGGCTGGAATCATAATCCGCCTGGATTTGCCCGTAGATGTCTCGGTTGACACTGCCCCCATATCATCGGACGTGTTGACCTGGGTTTCGTCCCAGATTCTTTGACAAACTGCGGCCCTCTGTTCCTGTTCAGGGAATTCACTGTTCGTCGTTTCATCCCCCATGCACCGGCTGACGAAATCCTGTTCCGTCTCACCGGCTCTTGGTGTCGGCAACGGCATTTTTAAGCCCCCTTCAATTTCGCCCCACGATGCCCCAAAACAGTGGACGGTTAGTGGTCGTGCGAGTTGCCCCGCCCGGTGGCGCACCACTAACCGTCCTTATCGCCGGGTGATCGGCCCAGCGCAACTTACGCTATTTCAAAACTTGCCTTTCGGACATTTACCCTTGACCCTCTTCCCGCAACATCTCAATTCATTGCATCGGTACGTTGAGTGCCTCAAATAATGCGACGGGCACGCTTCGCAAGTCGCCTTCATCGCCGGTGTTATCCTGCGGCTCATGTTTCGCTCACCTGTTCAGGCGTCACAACTGGCACTACCGCGCATCGGCAATTGCTTGACAACACGCCGTTGACAATGTATAATGTACTTATTGTTTGGAGGTCATAAACATGTCCAGAAAAGTCCTTGACGCACACGCTCACGATATCTGCCGTAGATATCTCGCCGGAGAATCTGAGTTGAGCTTGTCTAAGTCTTTCGGTACAAGCCGCCACCCAATCCGCCGTATCTTGCTCGCCGCGAACATCGATCTGCGTACGGCCAGCGAAGCTAATGTCATTCGCATGCAACGGCTGTCGGTTGATGAACGTATCAAGTTGACCGCTGCTGCCCACTCCGCCGTGCGCGGCGTTACCCAAAGCGACGAGCATAGATGTAAGATTGCGGCAACCCGCGAGGCCCAGCAAATCGGTGTCGGCCCTGCTGAAATCGATCTCTGCAACCGTCTCAGGAGGCGCGGCTTTAGCATCACCCCGCAGAAAGCTATCGGGCGCTATAACGTTGATGTCGCTATCAACAAACCCGCCATCGCCGTGGAGATATTCGGCGGCAACTGGCACGGCTCTGGCAGACATGTCGCTCGTTTTAGAAAGCGATTCGACTACTTCTCGGATAATGGGTGGGTTCCTGTTATCATCTGGGTGACTAGAAATTATCCGCTCAAACGCGGTGCTATAGAGTACCTTGTCACCCTCGCAGAGCAGATGCGCGGCGACAAATCCATTCGGCGTCAAGAGCATGTGATTCGGGGTGACGGTAATCCCACAGCCCTTGGACAAACTAATCTCGATTACAGGGCCGTTGTAGGTGGCGACAAATGCGGCCCACTTATCAGGGGCAAGGACGGGCGTTTCACCCACTAGGCAATTCGGATGCACGGGCGGTTGCGATACCCCGCTTGAAAACCTCTCACCTATCGGCCTCTGCTCGCCATCCGTCGCCGCGCATACAGGGTCAGTCAAGCCATCGATCGTCGCCACCCATTCCACGGCGCCCACGCCTTCTTGCTTGTACGCCTGCATCGCCCCATTGTTGTACGCCCATATCGAGGTTGTACGCGCCATCAATTCTGCCCGCGTCTTGTTCGCCGCAAGCCCCTTCAGCCTGAACAGCTTCGCCTTGTCGCGCCACGTCA